CTGTCAGTTGCTTGGTGCTTCCTGCCGCCTTATCCGATGAAGTGGCAAAATGCGAAATTGCTTCCGTCAATGCCCAGACTGCCACGCCCACACCTGTAGAAATAAGCAAAGACTTAATGGCTACCTTTAGGGTGGTCGCCCCGATGGTCGCCCCGGTAAATGCCGCTTGCATCACTCTCGTTACGGCTGTCAAGCCAACAACGGATGCTCTGAAACCTATGCAAACGGCATTTACCGCCTTTGTCGTTATGCCGAATTTGGCGATAACCATTGTTACGCCCTTTATGCTGTTGCCTAACGCAATCATGGAATTTACGATAGTCAACGCCTGTACCGCAAATGCAATCTTAGGCAACCACTTGGAAACCAATTCACCGATTTGTACCTTAATGGCTGCAAACTGCATCTCGGCTTGCTTCAGCTGTCCTGCATCAGTCTTGCCAAGTTGGGCGTTCATGTGTCCCACATTATCGGTGATAATCTGTGCCAACATGGCGGCACGCTGCTGCTCCGTGCCGTACTTCATAATGTTTTCTTGGGCCTCGCTGAACGTGATACCCACACGCCTTAACGCCGATGTCTGCCCAGTCATGGCCTTGCCCATGAGGTTTGCCACACTTCTTGCATCCTCCTGCGTGGCGTTCAAACCTTTCTGCTGTGCCAAAAGGTCGTTCATGGATGGTATCAGCAGCTCCAACGTGCCTTTCTCTTTCAAAAAGGTTGCTATCTGCTGTGCGCCTGTCTTCTGTATCGTACCGCCGATAACACCCAACTTGGATTGCGCGCCGATAACCTCATTAACCTTTTTGATGTCCTCCTCGGTTGCGGCCATACGCTGACGCATCACGGTAGTAAGCTGTGTGTTGGCCTGCTGCACGGCATTGTAGCTCGCCGTTAGCCCTGCCATCGTGTCACGCAAACCATTTATGGCACTCGAAGCGTTTTGCAAAGCCGCAACCGTCTGGTTTACCGTAATCATCTTCTCCCGGAACTTGGCGGCACTACTCTTGGCGGCATCGAGATTGTCGCGCAGTTCCTTTGCCTATGTTGAGGCGGTAACTAACTGCTCTTTGCCGTCAATGAGCAACTTAATGTTAAACTTTAATTCTTTTGCCATATTTTCAGCGTATAAGTAACTAAGTAATCAATATTTTTGTATCTTTGTGGAGTAAACCAATGGGTTAGAAGTATGAGACAAAACAGAAACATATCGGCAAAAAGGCAAACCAAAGAAAGAAAACTTTGGCGAAACATCACTATTGCCTCTTTCGCTGCTGTTGTCGTTTCGTTGTTGTTCCTTGGTTGCATTGCCTTTTTGGTTAGTATTCTGTTCATGCTCGTAGCTTATGGGCAATATGATTCACGCAAACCATATAAGGATGGTGGGCATACACCTTGGTACTACGGCGCACTTTAGCCGTTTCCCACTTTTCCCAACACTTCCTCAAAACGTTTTAACGCATCTTCCTTAGATACTGCCGGGGCTGCTTTCGTATGCTCCGGCTTTTTCTTCTCCCATGGAAAGGGTAGAAGTCCGTGGGGCGTTAGCCCTTTCTTTGCATACGGCTGTATGGTTATTGCCGCAAGCATACGCATACGTTCCCAACTGTCTTGATACTGCGCCGTCCGCTCCTCGCTGTACGCCTTGTATATGTGGCTGAACTCCTCGGGCGTGAAGCCGCAAAAATCAGAATAGGGGATGCCGATGTTGCCAACGGCTATCCCCAGCAGCTCAAGTATTTCTAACTTTTTTTTTCAGCCGAAGCCTCAACGCCTGCAGCGTCGCCGTTGATAGCCTCCGTCCATGCGGCGACATCGTCAAGCGTCACGCTGTCGGCAAAGTCCATGAGCGAAAGACCGAACTCCACGCCGTCATGCTTGCACGCCGATGCAATACAGCAGAACAGGTACGTGCACATGTCCGTCACGTCGTTCGAGATGTCGGACACCTCCTTTCCCGTTTCCATTTTGAAGCGGAGCATAGCCCCCATAGTCTGTCTACAGGGGTATGCCTTGCCGTTGATTGTGATTTCTACTTTTTTCATGTCTTCGCGCTTTATTTTGAAACTGCAGCCGGGTCTGCCTTGCCCGGGTAAACCTCAGGCTCGCCGTCGTTCTCCAACGAAAGGCTGTAGGTCGCATCGTCAGTGGCTGGTGATGACTCCTCGATCGAGGCGATAACAAATTTACCCTTGACGTAAGGCTTTGCGTCTTCGCCACGCTTGAAGGCCTCGACATCCACGCTCTGGCCCTTACCCCATGAAGGCGCAAGCTGCTCGTAGCCGTTCTCGGTCTCGTTGTAGAAACGGAAACCTTCTGCACTGATGGAGATGGAGAGTCCTGTGACGCCCTTGCCCTTCCACAGGCCGCTGCCCTTGGCGGCGGTCGCTACAGGCTTCACTGCGCGGTCTTTTGTCTCCGAGTTGAACGTGAGTGTGTGTGTAGAGCAGTGGCCCACGGCCTTGCCGTCTACTTTCAGCAGAATGTCACTGCCGTTGATATAATTACCTGTTTCTGGCATAACTATAAGTTTTTAATGGTTAAATCTTCACTTGGAATACAAGCTGCTGCACGTAGGCATCATCTTCATAACCTTCCTCGCTGTCTATGAGAACGCAACTGCGCATACGGATGCCGTCGAGTTCGCCTTGTCTGTAATCGAGCGCTGCACGTGCAGCCTCTGCAAGTTCTACGCCTTCGGCATACTGCGCCGTGTAGCACACCACCTCCATCGTGACGGTGTCTGCACCCGGCATGCCCGATTTCGTTGGGTTGTGCGCCAGCGCTGCACGTCTGTACAGAATGTAAGGAAGCTGCGCCGTATCCGTCGCTACGGGGAACACCTTGTTTGTCTTCGCCTTCACTTCCTCGTCAGAGAGGAGCATATTGCGTATGATGGCGCCAGCGCTGAGAGATGTCTTCTTTGTCATTGCTTGTCTTTTTAGATGAGTCCTTGTTTTCTCGCCGCCCTTTCGATGTTGTCCTGGAGGTTGTTGAAGAGGTTCGTCTCCACGCTGTCGGCGGTCTGCTGCTCTGTCTTGGCGAGGAAAGCGTAACGCTTCATCTTGCCGCGATTCGCACCGCCTCGTACGTATTGCCGTATCTTCTTGCCCGTAAAACGGCTCTTGCCGAAGAACGAAGAAATTCTTCTTCCGGCCTTGCGATACCTGGTTCCGTCCTCTGCCCACATCAGCACCGGCTTTTCCTTGCTCTGCCGGTTCAGGTGTATGCCCTTGCGTTTGCCGTGCGGCTTCACGCTCACCATGAAGCCTAAGCCGTAGCGGTCGGGATAGGTTCTCACGTAGATGCTGCTTGACAGACTGCGCTTGGTGCCCTTGCCTATGCCGCTGCTGCCGAGGTTGGCTACGGCGGCTTTCTTCAGACGGTTGCCTTCGCGGCGCATGGCACCCTTCATGGCCTTTCGCTGTGTCTTCACGTCGAGCGCCTTGTAGACGTCGAGGAACGGCCTTTTGATGTCACTGACGGTTTGGTTCATAGGACTTGCTATTCGTTCACTCGTTCGCAGATCAATGTCTTCATGCCTCGGTCGAGGTTCGGTATGATCGCCACCACGGTATACAGATAACCGCCGAGCTGCTGCACTCGCCAGTTCTCTTCTACCTGGTGCGCATCACGGATGTTGTACTCAGCCCGATAGTCGGGGAAGTGTTCTCCGACCTCCTCGCTGCGGTTGCCGCTCTGCTTTACCCGCTGCGCCCTCACCGTCCTCTGCAACTCGTAGGCGTTGGCCTCTTCGCCGTAAGCGTTGGCGGTCGCAACGGGCTTGAGCAGCTTTATTCTGTACTTCATGTCTCCTGCTCTCATACCAGTTTTCGATAAGGCTTAATCAATGACTGCAACGAATCGGGCACGGCGTGCATCTGGACGCTGCTCACGCTCTCACGCTGGTTGTACCAATGTGCACCGAGCATCATCGCCGCATGCATGATGGGCGTCGGTAGATTGCCGTCACCCATTTCCAGAAGTTCTTCGAGCGGTCTGTTGGTCGCCGTAACAACGGCCGTCTCTGCCGTGTCGAGTATATGAGCAAGATACTCGTCATCGTCGGCGAAGTCGTCAGCTCTCACGTGTTTCTTGAATAGTGCCAAATCCGTTATAGCCATGATTGATGTTTTTATTAGATATACGAACGTTCAAAATTACACTTCCTTAGCAACCTTGCCGAGCGCGAAGGCCTCCGGGCGTACGGTAATAGTAGCGTAGTCTGCGTTGAGAACGAAGTCCACTGCGTCCTTGCGTGCCTTGCTGTACGGGTCAACGATAAAGCGGATGTCGCCGAAGAGGCCCATCGGCTGGTATCTCCAGTCGCCGAGACCGATGAACTCCGTGCCGTCGGTGTCGCGGATCTCGTTTGAGGTGTATACCGGGAGACCGCAGAGCACGCCGTTCTGAATCATCGGCACGTAGATACCCTTCTCGTTGACAGGTGTACCTTCGAGGATGGCTGCCATGCTCTTTGTCATTACCCAGCAAGCGTTCGAGCCTTCGATGCCGGTCTCGAACATCTTCGCCTTCATGCCGTTGAGTTCCTTGAAGGTAGGCACAGCAGACAGCGTAGTAGCCTTGGCCTTCAGGGCTACGAACGGACCTGTGAGCTTTGTCGAGACGTTCAACTTGTTGGTGCTGCAGATTACCTTGTTGAGGAGGCGACGGAGGGCGAGCGGCATGATTTCACGCACGATCATCTCCAGGATGCCCTGCGACTGGTTGAGCGACTGGTTAGTCACAGGGATGGCGATACCGACACGCTCAGGTGTTGCTCTCAACTTGCTCAGGTTAATCTTCTTGTCGGTGAGTTCTACACCCTCACCGGCAAGCTCAGCGTCCACGTTCTCGTAGAGCGGCCATACATAATCGCCTGCGAGGCCCGTAGGCATAGGCAGACCTACCTTGTCGAGGATAAAGCCTTCCTGCAGCGGACGCATGATTTCCTGTATGTTGAGAGGTACGATGCCTCCGCTATTCACGTCGGATACCATCATCATATCTCGCACAAGCAGAATCTCCGTACGCTGGCCCTGTGCGCTGTTCTCGCGGATCATGCGTGTAGCCTCCTCGATGGCGTTCGGGTTCTCGCGGAGGTGCTCGGCTGCTGCTGCCTGCATCTTCATCTGCAGAATCTGGTTCTCACGGGTAAGCGCCTCGAACTCGGCGTTCTCCGCCTCGTTGCGCTCACGCTGCTCCTTCTCGCAAGCGTCCGCAATCTCTGTGATGCGGTCGCAGTTCGCCTGATACTTGTTTACAAGCTCGCGAACGATAATGTTGTTCTTTGGTTTCGTCATATAACTACTTGATTTATGATTAGAAAATTCGTTTTTGTGCTGCCTGGCGCATTTCGCGCAGCTGCTTGTCTGCCTCCTCGCTCTTCCCTTTCGCCGGAGCTTGGCGCAGATCGTCGCGCAGCTTGTCGGTAAGCTCTCGCGCCTCTACGCTTGTGTCAGGGTAGTACGGGTTGGCGGCAAGCGTGAAGTCGTAGATGCCGAGAATGCTCTTTACGGTGTATGTGATGTTTACCGTGCCGTTCGGCGCCGTCTCGCTGGTACGCTCCACGAAGTCGCGGTTGTAGTAGCGGGTCGAGAAGGCGAAGCTGCAGCCCTTGATGTCGCCGCGGCGCACAAGTTCGAGCGCCTTGTCGCCGTCTACGGTGTTCGGGGCGTCAAACTCGAAGGCTACGCCCTTGTCGTCGATGGAGTAGGTGAGCGTTCCTTCTCCCTTGTCGCTTCTCGCAAGAAGCAGGTGGTTGTCATGGAACATCGTCATCTTGATGTCCTGGCTGTCAAGAAACTCTTGACTGACAGCGCCCGGGGCTATCATCTCCCGGGCTTCGCTGTCATCGTCGCTCCACAGAGGCTCTGACGGAGTATTGAAAAGTATTGCGTACCCCGGATGGTGCGGCTCGGGGCTTCGCCCTCTGCCGCCTCCCTCACATGCAACATATTCGGGGTACTTAAACAACGCTTAATGATCTTGTTGGTATCTTCTGTCTTTTTCATATCGTATGGGGTTTGTTACTGGATATTATTGCCGAAGGAGCCCTCGTTGATGTCCTTCAGGTTCGCCGATACGAGCACCTTGTCTCCGCCTGCCACCGGCGGCTTGTTCTCTTCCTTACGCCAGTCGTTCACTGTGTAGATGCCTGCTGCGATGGTGTTCGCCTGATACTTCACCCTGCTGTCGAGGTCGCAGGCGTACAGACCTCTGCGGTCGAACTGGAACTTTCGTTTGCAGCACAGCGACGGAGCGACGAGCTTTCGCAGCATCTCGTTTTCTATGTTGCGCAGCAGCGGGTTGAGCGTGTTGGAGAGGAACGCCACGTTCGCCATCTCGGCACTCTTGTAGTTGTTGCTGGTGTCGTCGAACACGAAAGACGGGTGCACGCCGAAGAAGCGACAAATGTCTCGTATCGTAAACTTGCGACTCTCTAAAAACTGCATATCCGTTGACGAGAGTGAAATCTGTTTGAAGTCCACCTGTCCCGGGAGACTCACAATGCGCTCGCCGTTCTGGAATTTGTTGTCAATACTTTCGGCTGTGTTCTCCAGCTGTACATCCTGGTACTCTCCGAAGCCCGTCACCGACTTGTCGTTTGTCACAAGTCCTCTCACGTTACCGCCGTTGGCGAAGCGTTTCAGTGTCTCGCGGTCGCCCGTAAGCGCTATGTCGAGAGTCAGACGTGCGTATTGCAGCACGCTGATGCCAGTCTTTCCGTCTGCGCTGTGTCCTTTGATGTGTATGATGTCCTGCTCTCTGTAGCAGCCGTACACGCCGTTAATCATGTCGGTGACGTTGTATGTGTCGCGCAGGACATCGTGCGACACCGTGCCGCGTCCGCAGAGTACGAGTCGGTCTATCTCCAGCGTCGCCGTGTTGTATACTGGCACGATGTAGGCGTTGCCATCAAGCAGCACGTGCTCTACGGTCTCCTTCCAGAAGTCGAACGCTGATTTTGTGAAGTCGGGCTGTACGTCAAGCAGGTAGTGGAGGCGGCTTGTCTTGTCCTCTACGAAGATGCCGTCCTTCAGTCTCATGTATAGAAGCGGAAGGTTGGCGACGCTCTCGCTGAGCAGCTTCACGCATCGGTACACCGTTGCAACGGACATGGCTGTAGCTCCCGATCCGTAGCCGAAGAAGCCTGTGTAGTCTCCGGTGATGGTCGTTTTGCTTCCGGATTCTTCCTTCTTGCCCGATTCTCCTCTAAAAAAATTCGTTATGTTTTGCCAAAATCCCATGTATGTGTGCCTTTTTATCCTCAAAGATACAGCTACTATAGTAGCTTTTAAAATGGCAAATGGCGCATTTGGGTGCATTTTGGTACATTGTGGCGCAATTATTAGTTTGTTAAGTTTTGTTTACAATCGTAAACATATAGAAAGTAGCATAGAATTTCAGTTCTTTCCAATATTTAAAGAACTGGAAAGCTTTATAGCGAGTGCCTATGATACAAAAAGCCCTCGATGCGTCACGCACCGAGGACTCCAATAAGCTCTTTAATATAATGAATGCTGCGAATTAGAAACTTGCAGCGGTCATGGTGCCGCATGGTCGGGCGGCGGTGTTGAATTTATTAAACAGTGACCATTTCAATATCCTTGGCAAGTCGGCGCAATCCCGACTTTATTTTCTCCACCTGCTGAGGGCGCGGCTTCGATATGCCGCTCGCATAGTGTGAAAGCTGCTTCTGGTTGATGCCCGTTATTGACTGAAGAGCGGCAAACGAGAATATGCCACGATAGTAGTCGAGCAACGTAGCTACATCAAAATCGTAGACGAGCCTATACTCACCGTCAAACACCTCCGGGTATACATCACCGTCTTTACGTCTGCCTTCGAGCCAGAAGTCAACACTCTCCTGGACATACGCCTTAAAGCCCTCAAGGTCGCCATCATAGGCAACGACCCAACCCGGCAGTAAGTCGCAAGCGCAACAGTAGCCGCCATCAGTACGGGCAGCTTTGATCACAACATCGTTCATAATATATTGTTTTTATACGTTAACCTTAAAATAGGTGGCAGCCACGACCGCCACCTTTCTTTGTCGAATATCAAAACAAGCGTCTGCTTCGAATGTAGGGGAGGGGCGGAACTTCTGCTCCACCCCGATTAGTCAGAACCTAAGCCCCGACTGCCGTTCAATACTACTGAGGAGCCATCCGCAGATAGATGTTGAAGGCTTACCGTTGACAGTTACAACACCCTTTTTTGTAGGGTGCTTGAACTCTCTGTGGTCCCCCTTGCAACGGTCTAAGTACCAACCGTCGTCAGTCAAGATTCTCAGAATCTTAGAAACTTTTACATTTTTCATAGATCGCTTGTTTAATAATTCAACACTGCAAAGGTAGTAATTTTACTACGAATAACCAAACAAAACAATAACTATTTTACTACGAAATGTAAAAAAGCCCCGATGCGTCACGCACCGAGGCTTAAAGCGCGATAAAACTATTGCTATAATGCCAAGCTCATAGCGTTTAGTTTTGTTGACATATCGTTGAGGGCAAAGCGTAAGGTCTTTAGCTCTTCGTCTGTAAACTGAGACGGTTTGCCATTGACGATGTTGCCGTTGAGTTTGTGAGCGAGCCATGAGCGCGACTTCTTGAAGTAGGTCTTGGCTATGTATGCCATTGAGACCATATCGGTAATCTCGCCAAGGCGTTCAGCCATGCGCTGCTCATGCACGTCATTAGCTGTGGTCTTAATGAGAGACTCCAGAGCTTCAGTGAAGGCCTGCTCGTTCTCACTTCTTAGAGCGTTCATTTCAGCGTCCACGGCTGCACGCTCCTCGTCGGTCGTTGCCAAACGTTTGCGCTCGGCAAGAGCCTTAATCTTAGTCTTGTAATCTGTCATAATGTATATTGTTTGAAACAATCCTCAAAAACTCCCCCTCCCATTTAAGGGAGAGGAGTCTTTTCAGTCATTTTTGATGTCGTCTTCAAGCTGCTCGATTTCTTTCTGTGCTATCTTTTTAAAAGTACTGGGGAACTTTTTCCAATACTCAAGATAGAAAAGCAAATCGTCTTCTTTGTCCTTTAGTTCCTTCGATTTTTTTAATTTCTTCATAGGCGATAAGTTTTTTATCACAATGCAAAGGTAATAAACTTTTGTTGATTACGCGAGAAAAACGTCAATTATTTTCAACAAAAGTTTAATATAAATAAAAAGCCGCCGACGCATCTCGCGCCAGCGGCTCCGAAACTAATCAACAAAAATGTAAACAACTGCTTATATACGTTAGCTCTCCTAAAAATGTTATCTGCTCAGTGTTCTGAACACCTTGTTGACGACGTTGCGCTTTTGCGTTTCATCGGGGTGTACATACATATTGAGCGTTGTCGCTATGTCGGCGTGTCCTAACAGCACACTTACGGTCTTGTAGTCGCACTTGCTCTCGATGCAGCGGGTCGCGAACGTGTGGCGCAGGTCATGGTATCTGATATGCGGCATACCGAGTTTCTCCATGAGCCGGTAGAAAAAGTTGCGGTAAGTCCGTGGTTCCGTAGGCTTCTCGGCGTTGGTAAGGACATAGAAATTCTCGTTGACGACCTTCTTTAAGGGCTTCACCATAGACATCAGCTCTTTGCATATAGGGACGTCACGGCGGGCGTTTGTGGTTTTAGGTTCGCTTAAAATAATCTTGGTGAAGTTCTTCTCGCCATTCAGTACATATATACGCTCCACTGTGCGCCGTACACTTAAAACGCCGCGGTCGCAGTCAATATCCTCCCATTTCAGACCGCAAACTTCGCCGATACGCAATCCTGCCGTCAGACTAATGTATATGCCGAGGCTGTAGAACGTAAAGTGTTCTTTTATGTAATCAAGAATCTTCTTGTGTTCTGACACCGTCAATATGCTAATCTCGATCTTTTTTTTTAGTGGAGGTAGGAAATACAGCCTTCCAATCGTGATAAAGCATCCATCCTTTACCGGAGGCGAATTTCATAATCATTTTCAACACTATCAGACGATCTTTTATTGTATGCTTTGCCAATCCTGCCGTTACGCTATCTAATATATATTCTTGAACTATATCCTCGGTCAGATCATCGCATTCGCCAAACGCTGGCAGTATGCTGTTTTTTATTGCCAGCGTATATGCAGCCATCGTGGACTCCTTCACATAAGGTCGTTTGTATTCCATCCATATAGGTATTATATCTTTTACGAGCATCTTTCTTGAATCTTTAGTGTTCCACAATATGTTCTCCAGGTTTCGCCAGTACGACGTCGCTGAATGCGAGGGTGTCGTCATGCTGATTCAGAAGTATGTACCGAGCCTTGACGCTGCGCTCAAGCACGTCGCCATGGTAAACGTAGCCCATAATGCCACGGATGCTCAGGTTGAGCAGCAGCAGCGGAACGGAGCGGTCGGAAAGCTCCCACACCGTTATCATGTGCCGTGAGGGGAAGTGTTCCCACGGCGCAACACGCCGGCACTGCTCCCACCATGCGCTTATTATCAGTCCGCCGGTACCCGCCGTCGGCTCGTGTATGGTTCCTATTGTCGGCACGGCTATCTTCGCCACAAGCTCCGACACTTCCCACGGCGTGAAGTCCTGTTTCTGTTTTTTGCGCTGTGCAAACTCCTCTTCATACAGCTGGCGAAACCAGTCGTAGCTCATGTCGTGGCGGTTGACATCGAGCAGCTCTGCGTAGATAGCGTCCCTGCGGGCCTTGTCGCCCATAATGACATCCATGGCGACTTGAGGCAAGTCCATGATGTCTTCAATGCCGAATATTCGGCAACATTCTTCTTTTGTCATAATTACGTTGTTTATTGTTGCATGTTTTCGTTGTTCTATCTTTCGTAAGTGTACATCAGCCCGAGCGTCATCAGCATGGTTATGGTACCGTCTATCTTGCGGTACTGCGACAGCTTCAGCGGCTTCTTGTTCTCCAGGTTGTCGGTGTCGAGCACGCAGTTTGAGAGGCAGAAGGTGTTTATGGGGTTGTCGTTGAACACGATCTTCGGCGGATCATTCCACGCCAGCATCTCGAACGACTCCACCGGGAGGTTGAAGCTGCCGTATGTCTGGCTGTATGGAGTGAGCACGTTGCGGGCTCCTACCGATGAGAGGATGCTCGTCAAGTCCTGCGCCTTGTACTTGTCGTAGCCGATACGTATGATGTTAACCTTTTTGGATCGGCGCAGAATGTCTTCCGCTATCTGCGCCACGTCTATCTTCTGTCCCTTGCAGAACTGGAGGTGTCCTTGGGCGTGCCATGAGCGGTAGAGCTGCTCGTTGGGGTGTCCTTTCAGTGCTCCTTCCGGGAAGTAGTAGTCGGTATGGCAGTAGAACTTCTTCGACTCCGTTGAGTAGATTGTATAAGACACGGCACTGAAATCATCATGTATCGAGAGGTCGAACGCTACGGCGCAGTCGGGATGCCCTGCAACGTTGTCTATGTCGAACTTGCCGAGCAGGTCGTTCGCCTTCTCGTAGGTGAACCACGTCTTCTCGTCGCTCACGCAGAAGATGTTCAGCAGCTTTGTGCGGAAGGCAAGCATATTCTCCGCCGACAGCTGTGCGTTCTCGTACTCTCTTTCGTAGTAGTCGGGCTGCACCGTTATGCCGAGATGAGGCTGCACCTTCGCCCATGTCGCAGGGTCGCTCTCGTCGTCGTCGACATCCGGCATGAAGATGGATGCGAACATAGTATCGTTCGTCTTCTCTCCTCGCAGCACCGCCATCACGCCGTCGAGCTCTCCCTTGAACGGCCCATCCACCACCTCGCTCGCTGTAGTGATCACTATCACGAGCGGTTCTCGACGAGGGCCCATTGAGGTTGTAAGTACGTTCTTCAGGTCTGCACCGTTCTTGCCTGCCGTGTTGCGTGCCTGCGCATACTCGTCCATGATGACGAGCGATGCGAACAGGCCGTCTTTCGTCTTGGCGTTGGCGGTGAGACACTGGATAAGGCTGTCACGGCCACGATCCAAGAACGTTATCTTCTCGCGGTTCACCCGGAAGTGGCGTCCGCCTGCATCGAGGTCAAACATTATGGCTCGTATCTCGTCGAAGCATATCTTCGCCTGGTCGTAGCTGTTGGCTCCTACGTAAGCCTGTGCGTTGTTGTCGCCGAAGAGCATGTCGTAAACGGCGAGAGCTGCACTGGAGGTTGTCTTTGAGAACTTGCGTGGCACGAAGAGGTAGACGGAGCGTATCAGTCGCCGTCCGTCTGGCTTTACGAAGCCGAAGATGTTGGCGAACTGAAAGGCCTGCACCGGCGTCAGCTTGTAGCGTGTGCGCCCGTTGATGCCGCTGAAGCGCAGTGCCTGGTAGAAGCGAAAGAAGTGCTTTACACGCTTCGGACTCCATTCGTAGCGGTCGAGCATACGGAAGAAGCGTTTCACTGCCAGCAGCTCGTAGAGGTTGTGCTTCTCGGGATTGTCTATCACGCCGTACACGTAGTCGCCGATGCGCCGGTCTGTCTCGATGAGCGCGCAGCGATAGCGAGTAGGGTAGGCATCCCTGTCTCTCTGCAGCCATGCCGCCGTGTCTGCTTTCAGACTCCGTAGCCTTACTTTCTCCTCTTCAGTCATTCGTCGCCCTCCTTCATAGCCTTCATGAACTCGTCGAGCGTGTCGTCTTCAGTCCTGCGTTCCTTGCCGTCGTTGTTCATGCCCAGAGCACGGAGGGCACGCTGCGCCAGGCTCGCCACGTTGAGATACAGCTTCTCTTTCGGGTTTACCGTGTGCCGCTCGTTGCCCTCTCGGCTGTACTCTACGTTCACGGAGCTGTAACCATCCCGGAGCATTTCTTCATTGAGCACTTCCGCTCTGACAAGCAGCTGCGCCGTCAGCTCTACCTGATAGGTCAGTTCGGCGGTGTACTTGCCCTGGCTCTTCAGCAGCTTTATGATGTAGTCCTTCTTGTTCTTCACCCTGCGCTCTATGCGTCTGTGCTCCTTTTCGTCTGCGGGATTGGGTAGGATAGGCTCTGCCGATGGCGCAAATTCTTTCTGCGCCTTGTCGCTGTAGCCTCGTTTCTTGCCCTTTGTCTTCAGGTAGAATATTATCGCCGTGGTGTCGTTGGCGTTGATGAGCTGCATCAGTTTGCTCTCCACGAAGTCCGTCTGCGTCTCGGCTATCTCGTCCACCTTCTCCTTGAATCCGGGGTCGCTGTTGTACCATCGGTAGTTATGCCGACAGCCTCGCAGGCGACGGCTATAATGCCGTATCCTTGCATCAGGGCTTCCAAGAACTTTTGCTTTTTGTCTTCCATGCGTTTTTTATAGTGTGCCAAATGTCCTGTTTTAGGTCTTCAGCCCCCACGGCTCGAAATTTTTCTTGCGCGTGGAAAAAGGGCCGGGCGAGGTTTAGAAGGGGTGCACCCCCTTTTAAAAAAACACCCCCGGGGGGTGCTACCCCATGAACCTGTCCTTGAAGCGGAGAAGGTGGGCCTCCGCTCTTTCCTTCGCCTGCTTCTTTCCGCATCGTCCCATCTCCGTGTGCGTCTTCACGTGACACTCATGGCAGAGTGCCCGCAGGTTGTGAGGGTCGAACATCAGCTGCTCCTTCTCCCTCAACGTGAGACCTTCTTCAACCGGGCGTATGTGATGCACCTCGGTAGCCGGAGCGAGCCTGCCTTCCTCCCTGCACCTCTCGCACAGCGGAAAGGCTGTCAGCTTTGCGCGTCTCAGCCTTACCCATTGTGCGGTGTGTATGAGTCTTCTGTAGTCCTTGTCCTTTGCCATTTTAGGTAGGTTTAAAGATGATCGTCACGAGTAGAGACTGCGCCAGCACCTCAGTATCTGTCTTCCAGTGGTCACCGGTCTGCCGTTGGCTTGCCTTCTGCGGAAGGTTATCAGTCCTTTGGCTGCGTAGCGCTTGATAGTATGACGGTCCACATGCAGGGCTGCAGCTGCTTTGCTTACGGTGTAGAGGCCGTCAAGCTCTACATCTGGGCGAGTCGTTATCATATCCTTGTGTGTTTTATACTTTAACCGGGAACCCGGCGTACACCCATGCCAGCAGGCATGCGTCTCTCTGATCCTGGTTCATTCTTGGCAGGCGGTTCGTTACGCCTACCGACTTCTGAAGCTCAGCCTGCGTTATCTTTCCGTCCTTGCCTTTCCATACCTTGCGCATAGGCTTCGCTACCGTGCACGGTATGTCGAGATGGTTGCACATTTCCTCGATGAGGATGCCCGTCTGGTGGTTCATTCCCGTGCGTCTTCCGAGCTCGGCGGCTTTCTGCATCGTCATATAGCCGCCTCCGAGATGCCAGTTAGATCTGACAAGCCAGCCTCCCTCCAGCACCACGAGCACTTTGCCGGGGTTCATGTCTCGCGTCATGGTGAGATAGTCGATGAGGTTAGGGAAGGAGAACTTCATGGGCGTCACGCTTCTGCTTGTGCGGTAGACTACGCCTACGCCGCTCTCGTCTACGTCGGGGTCGATGCCGATAATTATTTCCGGCTTGAACTGGTGGGGTATCTGTATCGCTTCTAACATGCCGCCTCCTTCTCTTCCTTGGTTCTCGTGTCGCGGTCCGGGTTCATATCGAGGGCATAGCTTGCCGCCCGGTTATACATCTCGTGGTTGTCAAACTTGTTCTGCAGCACCTTCACCGCAAGCTCCCACTCTCTGTTGCCGTTGAGCTGCACCACGGGGTCGCCTGCCTGCTTGAACAGCTCAGAGCAAGCCGTCTCCCATGTCTGACGCACGGCGTTAAAGTCGCTGCGTCCGAAGGTTGCACGTATCGGCGTACCGCATTGCTCACGGAACTGATCCATTGCCTGGTCGTGCATATAGCAGCAGATTTCTATCACCGTCATTGCCGTGAGCATGTGAGCCTTCAGCCGATGATCGTCGACGTTCAGTCTCAACAGTTCTGCGTCTACGGTGTAGAACAGCGTCTGTATGTGCGGCCTCATCTCGTCGTACACGGCGTCCGTGGTGTCGAGCCACAGTCCGTAGGTCTCGCCTGCCTGGTGCTTAACATGTACGTTCCAGCGGTCGTATGCCGACAGAGCTTGCTTCACTCCCTTCTTCACTCCGTGACGCCAGTATTTCGTCTTGCTTAGCACCTCGTAGGCATCTACCATTGCTGACTGTGCGCAGTTGTATGCCGCTCCGCATATCACGAAGAAGAGCACCGAGCAGCGCGATATTCTTCTCTGCATCTCTTCCACCTGCTTTTCCGAGGCGAGCATCACACGATGGCCGACGGATCCTTGTATCAGCGTGTTCATAGGCTTCCGGCTTTAAGCCCCAGCTCCTTGGCGGTCTGGAGAAAGGTTATCAACTTGTCTTCTGACACTCTCGATGTTGTGTCGCGGCACACCGTCTCGCTGCCTATCACGTTGAAGTAGACGCGGTCGTTGCCTGTGTCGAGGTAGTATGTTTTCTGTTCCATGTCGTTTTTACTTGGTTTGTTGTTCTCTTGCTGTGTCCTGGCACGGAGGGCGCAGGGCGTGTTCTACGTATCTGCCGAGCTTTGTGCACCATGCTCCGTTGATGCAGCGTCTTGTGTGCCGGCAGGTCTTGCACTCGTCGTTCATGCCTGGTGCAGTAGCGGTTCCCATATTATGCCGAGTCTTTTGAGCGTGCCGTTACGCTCGTAGTTTTCGAGGGCTTTGCGTGCACTGCTTTGCGGGTCGCGGTTCACGAGTCGCACCATGCCCTCGATGCGTTCCTTCAGTTCCCGTTCCTTGTCGCCGCTGTCCTGTTGAGCCTCAGCGATGGCTTCCGTCATGTCGCAGCCTGCGGACGCTGGCTTGTCTTTGCAGCCCTGTTTTGTGCGGCGCAGGGCGTTGTCGTAGTTGCCTTCGAGCGTCTTCACGAGGTTCTCCTGCGTCATCAGCCAGTCGAAGGTTGCCACCCAGTTTCTCGGGTTCTCGCCGTTGGCATAGCTGCTTGCTATTATCTTGTCAACGGCGAGCCTCAGCACGGTTATGTCGTTGTCGTATTCGGCGAGCCTTGCTCTTACGAGGGCCTTGCGGGCGTCTGTCAGCAGCGTTACACGGCGCACCAGGCTGCCTGTCTTCTCAGCCTGCCCGTTCCAGTAGTTTTTCAGCGCCACGCACTCGGCGTCAATCTCCACCCGTCTTCTCTGTGCCTCCGCTTCCTCACTTCCTCCAGAACTCTCTCCCGTGGGGGTGGGGGTGGGCGAGAGGGCCGAAAAAGAAACGGCCGCTTGTGGACTTTCTTTTTCTTTTTCTTTCCCCCCTCTTTCTATAGAGGGGTTTGTTTTGTTTTGTTTCGTTTTGTTTTGTTTTGTTTTTATAGGTGAACATTCGTGCACGTTCGTGCTTTGCGGTGCACGTTCGTTCACATTCGTGCACGTTCGTGCTGTTTTACCACGTTCGTGCACGTTCGTGCTTTGTGACACACGTTCGTGCACGTTTGTGCACGTTTGTGCTTTTCCTTCACGTTCGTGTTCCGCTGCGTTGTCTGCATCGTGTTCGTGTACGTTCGTGTACGTTTGTGCTTCTCGCTTCTTCTGCTCACGTTTCAGGGCTGTCTGCCTGTTGCGCTCGCACTTCGCCTCGTACTTGCCCTGTGCACGGTCTATGGCGTCGCGTATGAAGGCGAAAGCCATCTGCACCATCGGGTCAGCCTCAGCACTTATCTGCGCACCGTCTATCGCATAGGCGTAGAGAGCGTCGAGAAGGTCGCCCTTCTGCTCCTGCGTCATCGTCTTGATTGCAGGGTATTGGGCGGTGTATAGCATGAATCCTTCCATATCGTTGATGTTTTATTCGTAGAACAGAGTTTCAGAAAGCAACCATGCCGTCCGTCTCCCGACGTGGGGCATGGTGCGTCCGGCACAAAAGTAAAATGAAAAACACTCAAAACTTAACAAAAACCCGAGTGCCGGACTGCCTGAATTTTTTGGATTCTATTCTACTCAATTAATAACTTATTCCCGATTTAATAGGCGAAAGACTTCGCTCTCACTCTTGCTGGTGTAGCGGCGGCGTAACATGCCGGCACCGAGTTGTACAGCATCCAGTCGTCGAGGTCTTTACGCTTGAAGTAGAGGAGCTTGCCGCCCTTGCTGCGGAAGTGGTTTATCTTGCGTGCCCTTACGAGCTCGTAGAGAAAGCCTATCTTTATGCCCATGTACTCGCAGGCCTCAGCCGTGTTATATACCGCTTTCGTGGCGAGGATGGTCGCCGTGCGTATTCTTTCGAGCTGCTCTATTATGTTGGCGCTCTCGTTGTTCTCCTGGTTCTCCATATCTATTCCTCCTCTAAGTCTGTGAGTTCTGATATACTTCCCTCGTCTTTCCACTTCATGTAGTAGTGGCAGAAGGCGAGTAGTGCTGCGAGGGCTGCGGCCTTGCTTCCGAAGATCACTGCGGCGTACATGCCGAAGGTGGTGTCAGTGCTTGGCACGACGATGAGTCCGATGATTATCACAGAAGCGAGTGCGAAGAGCACCCAGTATCTGTAGTTGCTTATTATTTGTTTCATATTGCGTTGTTTGTTTGGTTCGTTAATCTTCCGTATTGTCGATACTTGGTGTCATTTCGTCGGCGGCGATCATGGCGAGGAGGTAGCTCTTCTCGTCTACGCAGAGCTTGTAGCCGCGCTCCACGCACATCTTCGCCGTCGTTCTCACTCCTGCGAGGCTTATTGCTACCTCCTTCAGCTTGTAGTCGCCGTAGGAGTCCGCCTTGTCGAGCAGCACCGGGATGCAGGCGTCTTTCGCTTTTTGCTGTTCTTTCGCCCACTTCTCGTTATCATTCACTCACTTCTCGTAGTCTCTTACCTTCTTTACGAGTTGTGCGAAGATGTACATGTAGTTTCCTCGCTTCCAGTCCTCGCAGAACTCCTTCTTGTCGATGGTGTCTACGGTGTTGTATATCTGCTCTATCTCGTAGTATTCATCAGGGGTCACTTGTAATCCCGTGAGTTCTTCAAATTCTTTCTGTTGCATGGTTGTATGTTTTTAGTCGTTTTTTAGTCGTTTTTTAGTCGTTTTATTCTGTTTCTTCCTATTCGTCAGCTGCTTCTACCTTTAGTCCGTACCGTCTTGCCGTTGCTTCGCGCTTCATGGACCGCCGTGTCTGCTCGTCGTAGCATATAGTGTTCACTTCGCCCTCTATCGCAAAATAGTTGCAGTCCTTTATCATCATGTACTTGTGTATCGAAGCTCTGCGTGTGATGTTCTTGCACACTTTGAGCTTGGTCTGCTGCTTTTCGCCGGATATGATACGGAAGCGTTCCATCTTGCGCTGATGCCTCATGGTTTCCTCTGCCTTTTGTCTGCCCCGCACGTATTTGCGCCGTGTCATCCCTGGCTGCTGCCATGGCTTGAGTCCGGGCTTGTAGCCTGGCCACTCTTCGCGAGGCCGCATCTTTGTTTTCTGCCACATGATTTTGGCGCGCTCTGCATTCTCCTTGTAGACGCCGAGCTCCTTGCATTTTCGGGAGGCTTCCTTGAGATTGGCCCGGCGCATACGGCTTAGGTATCTCTTGTCCTTCTTCAGTCCGTACCTCCTGGCTATCCTGCAGAGGGTTCTTTCGGCGATGTCGATGCGCTGCATAATCTCTGGGTTTGGCGTATTCGGGTAATGCTGCACTATCCACGCCTCCTCTTCTGATGTCGGCGTATGGTCTCTGCCGCTGCCTGTGCATACCGCTGAACGGTCTTTCTCCCAGCCCAGGTTCTTTGCCAGTTTGCTGATGCCGTCGATGCTGACATCATAGCGAATGGCGAGGCGTCTGTTTGCCGTTATGGGATACTCGTCTTTGAGTCTTTCCACCTCATGCGGCGTGAGGTCTCTGTAGTTTCGCATATTCCTTTGGGTTTAGGTCGTCTTTACTAAAAGTGTGCGGTGGTTACGTTTTCCTTCGCTGCCATGCGTCCGCACCAGCATTCCGTTGTACGTTGTACGGCGACCGCCAAACAAGCCGGGCTACGTTCCGAGGCGTCTTTCGCCTATATTGTTCGTCTACCTGCAAGTTTCTGAACGTTCACGCCGTTTGCGGTTGCTATTCCGGGAGCTCCGCCACCATGCCTTCTTGTCGTCAGGCACGTAGATGTTCTCCGGGACGCTTCTGTGTCCTACAGCCTTTATCCATTCCTTCGGTATCACGGCGTCGAACGGCTGGAAGCGCTTGCACGTCACTCCGACGTTCAGCAGCGGACGGTACTCGCCGTTGTACTTGTAGCATAAGTACTTGTGCTGCTTCGCCTGCTTCGGACCCTGGCACGCCACGGTGTAGCGGTTGCCTCTGTGCATTGCTGCGAGGGCGTGCGCGAAGTCGTCGTGTCCGGGTTGCGGCTCCGTTGTGCCGTCGTGATCGTAGAAGTAGTACGGATGGATGTCACGGCGTAGGTAATACCAGAGATTGTCGAGGTCTTCGGCGTTCATGTTGAAGATGCTCTTGTACACTATCTCGCGCCAGACGTACTGTGCGCTCTGTGAGCTGCGCACGAGTCCTTCTATCACTGCGAAGAACTCCTTGCGGTCTAATTTCAGATTAATCATTCTCCGCCTCCTTCCCTTCAATATCGTCGGCACAGCCGATGGTTTTCTGTACAGGCTTCAGCCGGAGATTGCCTACAACGTCGCTCT